ATACTGGTTGCACTTTGTTTGCTTATCATGTTGCAGATCCAGAAAGATTTGGTGTGATTGAACTTGATCATAATGATGATCCTGTTAGAATTGTAGAGAAGCCAAAAGTTGCTCCAAGCAATTATGCAGTCACTGGGCTTTACTTTTACGACAATAAAGTAGTAGAATATGCTTGGAGGATAACTCCTTCAGCAAGAGGCGAATTAGAAATTACTGACATCAACAATCTTTATATGCAAGATCACAATTGCAAGATTGAGTATCTGAATCGTGGTATTGCTTGGATTGATACTGGCACGTTTGAATCTCTTTCAGAGGCTTCTGTGTTCGTTGGTTCTGTTCAGCGTAGAACAGGAATGATGATTGCATGCCCTGAAGAAATTGCATATCGTAATGCATGGATTACAGAAAATGAAATTCGTCGGGCTGCAGAGAAGTATAGTAAGTCTGATTATGGTAGATATCTTGCACAAATTTTGAGGACGAAATAATGATTGACGTGAAGCAAATGATTGAAGAATTGGTTGCCGCTGTTGGCACGCCGAAATATGCTTATAATTGTAAGCAATTTAATTCTGAGAAAGACACTGTATTCTATTCTGGTCCATATTGGGATGAGAAGGAAGTTATCGCTGGCGTCACTGCATTCTTAACAGGCAAGTGGCTAGTCTCTGGTGAAAACGTTGCCAAGTTTCAATGGGCGTTTGGACATAAGTTCAATGTCAAGCATTGTCACATGGTCAACTCTGGATCATCAGCCAATCTTACCATGGTTGCTGCTCTCAAGAAACGTCTTGGTTGGAAAGATGGCGATCAAGTTATCGTATCACCTGTTGGCTTCCCAACTACGATTGCTCCGTTGGTACAAAACGGATTGACGCCTGTGTTCGTTGATATTGAAATGGATACACTCAACTTTAATCTTGATCATGTTGAGAAGTGGATCACTGACAAGACAGTTGCCGTTTTCGTTTCACCTGTTCTCGGTAATCCACCTGATATGGATCGTATTGCTCGCATTTGTGCTGAGAATGACATTTATCTCATTGGTGATAATTGTGATTCTCTTGGCACAAAGTGGAATGACAGATTGTTGACTGACTATTATTATTCATGGACCACTTCTTTTTATCCAGCGCATCACATGTCGACTGGTGAAGGTGGTATGGTGTGCTCAAATGACGAAGAACTTATTAATACAGCGCGTTCAATTAGTTGGTGGGGTCGCGATTGCCGTTGTGTCGGTGCTGCTAATCTATTGGCTTGTGGCACATGCGGTAATCGCTTTGACAAGTGGCTTGAAGGCTATAATGGAATAATTGATCACAAGTATCTTTTCTCAAACATGGGATACAATCTCAAGCCATTGGATCTTCAAGGTGCCATCGGCATTGAGCAGTTGAAGAAAATTGATGACATCGATGTGAAACGTCGCGCAAACTTTACTCGCATCAAGAATCTTTTCGAAAAATATATTCCTAGTGTTCGTGTTGCTTCTGCTTTGGATAAAGCAGACCCTTCTTGGTTTGGTGTGCCGTTGATTACTGACACACCTGAACTCAAGGAAAAACTTCAGGCATACTGTGAGGCGAATAGAATTCAGACTCGCAATTACTTTGCTGGAAATATTTTGTTGCATCCTGGTTACAAACATCTTGATGATGCTTCGAAGTATCCAAACGCTAATAAGGCATTGAGCAATGTATTCTTTGTCGGTTGCCCACCGCATTACGGTGAAGATGTCTTTGCTTATTACGAAAGTGTGATGTCAAAATGGCATTCGTAAATGTTTTCGGAGGATACGGATTTGTCGGAAGCGAGTATTGCCGAGTCTCGAAAGACGGTCTCATCAAAAATTTCAGAAACAACTACGAAGTACGCAGCGCGCATTGTGCTTACTTTATTAGCACTGTTGACAATTATAATGTACAGTTCAATAACTTATTGGATATTGATACTAACCTCGTTGTCTTGATGAAGGTTCTTGATAACTATCGTAAATATGTGGGACGAACTCAAGAGAAAGGCTGTTTTAATTTCATTAGTTCTTGGTTTGTATATGGGCAAGATTCTGGATTTGGCTCAGGTTCTGTAGGAATTTCAGAAGATGCTATCTGTAATCCAAAAGGATTCTATTCAATTACAAAGCGTTGCGCAGAACAATTGCTTATTTCTTATTGTGAAACGTTCAATCTAAATTATCGTATCTTGAGGTTGGCAAATGTTCTTGGCAAAGATGATAAAAAAGTTTCCGCAAAGAAAAACGCCCTCCAGTATTTACTTGGAGAACTCAAAGCGAACCGCCCAGTGGACCTCTACGACTCTGGTTATTTTTATCGTGACTATATTGACGTCAGGGATTGCGCTCGTGCTATCGACCTTTGTGTTCGATTTGGGGAACAAAATAGCATCTACAATATCGGAAACGGTAAAGGAATAGTCTTTCGAGATATTATTCGTTATGCTCGAGATGCGATGGACTCTGGTTCTGAAATTCGTACAATTGAACAGAAAGACTTCCATAAGAAAGTTCAATCCTCTCGATCATTCTTTATGGATAATACCAAATTAATGAAACTTGGGTATCGTCCAGAGTATTCAATCAATCAGACGATCGACGACATTATCCATAATGTATTGACTGAAAAAAATAACTAAATAAGCATATAATCCCACAGCGTGGAATGAATATGCAAAGGTTTCGTATCTTTTTAGAATCGTTTTTAGTTGAAGCCAAGGCAAAAACTGCTGGCATCATTCATATTGAACACCCATCTGATCGTAGTTTCGACGGTCAAAAAACTGCAAAACACGCATTAACAACTCTTCGCGGAGTTGCAATGGGTCGCACTCCAGTTACTCGTAAAATCGATGATAAAATGTCGTTTCAAATCAAACGAGAAGAGTCTGGTCGTGTTGCAGTCAAATATAAAGGCTCTGGATCACAGTATAATTACTCAAATGACGAAATTGAACGTCAACATAGTGAAAAACCATACCTCGTAAAGCCTCTCCGCGCACTTTTAGCGCATGCACACAAGGTTTTACCAAATAGAGTAGGTGAATATCAGGGTGGATTCATGTCAACACCTGAAGATCGCACTGAAAAGGGTGGAAAAATCGGTCATACACCCAATACAATCAGTTATTCAGTGAAAAAAGACTCGCCTGAAGGTAAAAAATTGTCTGCTTCAAAGGTAAGTATGGCAATCCATACTGAATTGAAGGGTAAAAATAGAAAAGCAACGCCTATACACGATCAATCTGAGTTCCGATCACATCCAGACGTTCATTTAGTTGATCATTCTGTGTCAACTGAGCAACAAAAACTACCTGCAGCGGCTAAAAAAACTGTTTTGTCGCATATTTCGGCAGCGCAAAAATTTATGAAGGATCACGACTATGGTCATTTACCAGGTCATGAGGAAACTTTAAGAACTTATGTGAATTCTACAGTTGATTCTGGCGAAAAACCAAACGTTGAAGGCTACAAAGCACATTTAACGAATCACTGGCAAAAGAAAATTGATAAAGTAAAGACTGAGAAAGCCAAAAACGAAAAAGCAGCAGCACGCAATGCTGCAATTTCACATGTAGAAAATAATTCTGATGCATTTAATCGCAGTTTTCAAATTCATCATCATATGCAACAAGCAACTAACGCTCTCGCAGATAGTTTAAATAAGACTGCCCATGGTGGTGTTACCACAGAAATTGATGGTAAAGCATCAGGTGGTGAGGGTTTTGTTGCAAAAGGATTAAAAATTGTGAATCGTGAAGAATTTAGTAAAGCAAATCGTGCAAGAGCAGCAATATTGAAGGCAAAGAAATGAGTCACGCAGTAATGGCATGGGGTCGCTTTAATCCCCCAACTGAAGAAGGTCACGGAAAACTTGTCAAGGCAGTTCAAGATCATGCCGAGAAGGTTGGTGGATCTCATTATGTTTTCCCAACTCACACTCAAGATAAAAAGAAAAATCCATTGACTCATTCTGACAAAGTTGGAACAATGCGCAAATTATTTCCTGGCGCAAATGTTGTTTCTCATGACAAAGTGAGAACAATTATGGATGCAATGAAGCATCTTGAAAGCAAGGGTCATAAAGAAGTGACGGTTCTTGCTGGTTCTGATCGTGTGGATCAATATCATAAAATGCTCAATCAATATCGCTCAAAAGAATATCCTAAAATTAAAAAAGTCAATGTTGTTTCAGCAGGTCAGCGTGATCCAGACGCAGAAGGAGCAGAAGGTATGTCTGCTTCTAAACTCCGTGGATTGGTTGCCTCTGGAAACAAAAAAGAATTTATGAAACATTACTCAGATAAAAAACTCGGCGCAGAACTACACGATAAGGTGAAAGCAGGTATGCAAATGGAATCAGTTACACCAGTTGGTATTTTCTTACTTGGCGGTCCAGGCAGTGGAAAAGATTATGTTCTTAAAAATATCTTTTCTCGTTTTGATTTGACCGAAGTTCAAGCAGATCAATTGCTTACTGGTCGTGCAAATGAACTTATTGAAAACAAACAAAACATTGTGATCAATGGTGTTGCTGATATTAATAAGATCGAAGAAGCGCGAGCAATTTTAGAAGGATATGAATTTGATTATGTTTATGTGACTGTAACCAATAAAGTCTCACGCATGCGCAATGAAGAGCGTGAAATTCCGCTTCCAGAAAATAAGAGATTAGAGAAGTGGTATCGTGGCGAAAAACTCAAAGAACAACTTGACTGCTTTGTGTTTAATAACTCAATCAATCTAAACGAATCTGGTGAGATTGAGAAAGTTCTTTTTGCTGGTCAAATTGAAAAACTTCTTGAGCGTTTAGTTGAACAAGGATTATCAATTACAGAAACACCAGAGCCAAAAACATTTACCACCATCAAGGAAAAATATTTTCCACCAGTAGCAAAGCACAAGTCAGGTCTGCCAAAGAAATATGTTGGCAAACTTTCTGATACAACTGCTGCTGCTCGTAAGGCTCATTGGAAGAAAATGGGTAAGTTGTCTGATAAAGATCCACGAGCATACGAACCAGCTCCTGGTGATATTAGATCAACAACGAAACCAAGCAAGCATACTCTTGCTGTTCGTAAAATGATGGGAGAAGCACCAGAAGATCTTCCACCAAAAATTCGTCGCGTATCAAGAAGCGGTAATATCACAGCTGTGCATCAAAAAAGAGATTTAAACGATGCTGAGAGAGCAGCGTTTGAAAGAGCCAAAATTTCAATCGCAACCTCGAAAGTTCAGGAAGAAGTGATTGATGAGGGTGCAGCAGATAGTTCATTAGCAGCAAAAGCCAAAAAGTCTGGTATCTCAATTGGAAAACTTCGTAAAGTGTATAATCGCGGAGTTGCTGCTTGGAATTCTGGACATCGTCCAGGAACGACACCACAACAGTGGGGTCATGCTCGTGTAAATTCTTATATCAATAAAGGTAAGACTTATTACACAGCAGATAAAGACCTTCGTGAAGATACTGACATTAATCAATTATTTGAATATCAATTAGTAGGCACAGATGAATATCGAAAGCATGCTATTGCTATGACACCAGGACAAGGAGAAATTGAAGATGCTTTCCCAGTTAAGAGCCCTAATAAGAAACCTGTTGCAGTTCCTGCAAAGAAGGGCGAATCAATCGTTTCTCAATACACGGAGCACACAAACTGCGGAACACCAAACTGTTGCGGAGAATGCGATGGTGCGAGTGGAGAGAGTAATGAATCAAATATTCCAAGATCTTTCAGAACAGTCAGAGAAGCCACGAAAAAAGAACAAACGGTAGACACAACTCCAGAACTAAAAACCACAAAAAAGAAATCAACGAATAATCCGCAAACATATAATTCAACTCTTGCTGGATTGATGGTTTCTCCAAAACATTCAATGTTCGAGGCTGAAGCAGAAAAGAAAAAAGACTTCATGCCAACACCTCGCCAAGTTCCACCACCTCCAGGTGGTCATCCAGTTCCAAAAGGATTCAAAAGAGTCCGAGATAACATTGCTGGATGGAAACTTGTAAAGGAAGAAGGCGAACCAGAGTTAACACTTGAAGAAGCAGTATCATATCATCTAGAAAACAAAATCTCTTTCACTGAGAATGTTTTTCGTCCAGGATCTGATATGTTCTTCGAAATGATTTCTGAAGCCAAGCGTCTTTATTCTGAAGGCAAGTATGAGCCAAAAGACGAATGGGAAGCCGATATGCTTGAAACAGACATCGGCGAGAAAGCCATGTTTGAAGGAAAAGAGGTGATTCTCGACTATCCATTCGAAGAAGAATTAAATGAAGCCGATGACCCAACTGATGGAAAGGGTATCGGCAAGCCATGGAGAGAAGGTGGCGGTGGTGCAGTTTATGTTCGTGTGGGTGATGGAGTCCGCAAAATTAGTTTCAGTAAATCTGGAATGAAGAAGCGTTATATGGATCCAGCGGCTACAAGATCATTTGTTGCTCGCCATCGTTGTTTGACGAACAAAGATAAGACCAGCGCATCCTATTGGGCATGCCGTTGGCCAAGATTCTTTAGTAATTCAGGAAAAGTATGGTGGTGATGAGCGATAAGCCATACATTGACGAAAAACTAAATACTTGGACGTTCTTGCGTACATTTAAGCATGACGTTTTGACTGAAGAATTAGTATGGCATCGCGATGAAAGAGGTAGATATATTGAAGTTTTAGAGGGTACAGGTTGGGAAATTCAATTTGATGATCGATTGCCAAGAAAATTAATCAAAGGTGATCATTTTTTTATTCCCGCTAAAACCTTCCATAGAATTAAACGTGGAACGACAGACTTA